GTGGAAGTGAATAGGGTGTACAACAGGGCCCAACTGTGGTTTAATCGTGTACACCCCGCGGCCGACCAACGCCAACCACTAGTGCTGCCAGGGAGTCACCCACGCAGCATGTCCTATGATCCGACGCGCCTCGGATAACGCGAAGGTCGCCATCAACCATCCACGACCCTGGCTGCCGTACGACTAGCAGATCCCCCAGGGTGCACACGCCACAACGGGGAGTCCATGGCCGGAAGGAAAGATAGGAATAACGCACCAGTACGAAAGGGGACCAGCATCTACTTACCCTACTTCGATGAAGGCCTTCCCAGTGCTCAAGTGGTGTTGCAAAACTGCTTCAGGTGACATTGCCGTAACTAGTGGTCCATCATGAGGCCACCCGGGCATCTAGCGCTACGCTGACCGACAGTTCAACAGAATACCCCAAAAGGGCATACCGATCGGGCCCCGTTTCTAGGGAGTAAAACCCCAGACGTGGGCCTGTCATATCGGGCACAAGTTACTGTGGGGCCTGGCTTCAACGCACGACCTGCTGCACAAATGGCTAAGCTACCCCTTCAGCCCGTAAGGACAGTGGGTTTCTCATGGCGCCTTCAACGCCAAATGTGCCTGTTCACCCGAAGGTGGGCTTCCAGGAGGAGCCGGTACACGCTTAGCACCCTGGGCCCCAACTCCCGGGTTCACCTAACGTCGGGTGTCGTTTCCGCACGAAGACCTCCCACCTATTATGGTGGTTTCTCATGGACGGCGCTGGCCGTGCTTCGTGTCGACATCACTCCCTTACGACGTGTCGGATTTACAACTCAGAAGTTGGCCCACCCAGTTAGCACCACGTGCAACGGTAGTCCAACGTAATAACCACCCCGCGCTAGCAGCAGTCGCCGGCTCCGCTCCACCAGGTGTCCCCCCCACAGCTCCCAGTACCTGTCTACCTGCCAGGGCTCGCAACTGCCCCGTGCTGCCTCAAGCCCAAGCCACAACCGGATACCACCCCTTACCCAGTGACCTGTGGCTGCCTACACCGGCTGTTTCACACCGTACTCTTCGGTTTAACCCACCGGTTCGCCAGTTTCCACACTTCATTGGATCCCGGGATTGTTCCACAGTCCCACCACCCATTCCGTCAGACCACCGCCCGCTTGACCCCGAAGGCAAACACCAGGTCAAACCAACCGAAGCCTAGGTAACAACTAGGCAGTCCACGACCCACGGTCGTAGAACCGGTTGTCTACACTGGGCACCACCTCGGGTCCTTCGACATCCCAGACCTTCCAGCGACGCCACTGAAAGTCTTTCCCCACCGGGAAGTCTACGGACTCAGGCAGAACACGCTCCAAGTGTAGCTGCTCCTGGATCCCAATGCCAAATGCCGCCTCGAATGATGTGCGGGCTGCATCCACCACCGTTAGTGCTTGCGCGGCACGCACGGCTTCGATGCTCCCAGCTAACTTGACAGCCTCCAGAACGTGACCCTCCAGCCAAAACCGGGGGTCAACCAGGTCCGGTACCTCGGCTAGCGCCGCCTTAGCAGCGCCAAAATAGCTCTGAAGTACCGGCAGCCCTCTGGCGAGGTAGAACTCACAGTCCGCCATGGCCTTCAACACCCGCAGGCCAAACCGCATGTCGTGGAAATGCCGGTAGCCACTGAAGGCCCCCGACAAAACCTTGAAGACATTGCGGCACATGACGTAGTCTGTTCCGTTCCAGACGCCCTTGGACTGTCCGAACTCCACCTGTTCAGGTAGAGTCACGGGTTCCTCAACAGTGAGCTCCTGGGGGGACACCTCGGAGCACACAGCAGCGAACTGCTCCCGGACAATCTTGGCATGGTTCGCACTCACGAACAACAGGGCATTATCGCCATCCGCCAAAACATCAAAGCGAATAGGCCCAAGCCGTTCCTGCATGAGTTCCATCGTTGCAAGGCATGAACACAGCATAACGATAGTGTTACCCAGACCAGTATTGTAATCCCCACTAGCCCGGCAACCGTCACGCCCATACCTTATGCCACCCATTGTCCTGCCTCGTAGCTGCAGCTGTGACTGCAGCAAGTCGGCCAGTTCAGGATCCCGCGGGTACGCTGCCCTGTAGACACTATGCTCCAACCCGAGGTCATCACGAGTCACATGAGCCTCAAATTGTTTGCCGTCCACCTCAAAGACAACGCACCCCGAACCGACGAGACCCATCTTGCGCCTAATGAGTCTCGCTCTCTGGAGTAGGTTCAAGCCCTTAGCGACCATCCTGGTACGCCCCACAGAAGCGGGTGAGCGCCAATTCTTCCACAGCGCAGCCTCGAGTGGTTTGAGATAGGTGGCCAGCCTCAAATTGAAACGGGGAGAGCGCGCCATAATGACCCTAGGCTTCGTAGGACTGCGCTTTAAAGGATTAACCTTCTCCCCCTTGACAAAGGCTGACAGCCTCCTGTCCCTCTTAACCAACCACTCTTCAGACGAGAAGGACTCCAGGGCTTTCTGATACTTGTCACGCATTGGCCCTGAATATCCCTCCACCACCCGCTTCATCGTAGTCCGCTCGACCGCCAGCCGTCGGACTAGACCCCTAAGCCTCCGAAACTCGGCGCGCAAATGCTCTGAGTTAGGAAACTCGGGGGTGGGGCCCAGAGTTCTCCAGGCCAAACCCGAGTACTCGTTATGCACACAAGGAGAGTGCACAACGGGTGCCCACACACCATCCACTGCCGGCACATGGCACCAGTACATGTGCCTCTTCGGTCCTAGGTCACCACACGACTGCTCCGTTAAGTCCACAGGCAGGTCGACCCACGCGTCTGGACGCAGTGCCGTAGAAGCAACGCCCACACAAACAGATGTACCTGCAAGACCACGGCAGCCCTAAGGGCTCGCTAGAACCGCGCCACGGTGAGTACCAACGGTCAGGTACCAGGCCCCCCTCATCACGCGCCAAAGCGTCCAGATAAGTAGCCACAGGAACCACAAAAGGGACAGTGCTTCCATTGGGCTGCTGGGGAACAATGTGATCGCAAAGATGGCCATCAAGGACAATAGCCACCACACACGTCCCCAGCGGGGGTAGGTAGGGTCTGCGAGGATACCCTGGTTCAACCGCTCCGACCAACCGACGATCCGTTCGCCCCGTTCGCCACCAAGTACAGCCATAGCCATCAGCTCGGGCTCTGGCACTAACATAGCCACTGCAATTGTGCCGTGGATGACAGTGGCCACATACTCGGGCAGGAGACCTAACTCCTTGGCCGCGAGCTGTAGCCTGACTCTTAGGCTCCCGAGGGTACTACGATCACGGGGGCGGTAAGCCATCCAGCATATCAGCCTAGCCAATAGCCTTAGACTCACCGTGGTGGACGCATCCCCGGATACCTGCACCCTACCGGAGAAGTCGAGGCGATGAAACTCGTCCTCGTCCTCACCGGGTTTCCTGACCGCGGTATTGTCGACTCGCTGCACCGCCAACAGCTTTACCCTGGTTCCATAGAGCTGACGAAACCAGTCGGCTACAGACATGGGCGAGGACATATCCACCAGCCCAAGTACAGCCTTCTGGCTGTCGAGGTCCTTTGTAAGCGCCGAAAACGCCTCATTGGCCTCAACCCCACGTCCCCTGAGTCTGGCGAAGAATCCACTCCGCCACCCGGGCTTGGTAGACCAAGGTCTAGCCCTAGCCGGGGCTTCCACAGCCGTAGCCGTGGAGTCACTCTCAGCGTCACCGAGAGCCTCCACCCCTCGCGCCGCGGGACCGCCGTAGCCCCTGTCCGGCACATTCAACCTGGGCACGGGGGTGCGTGCACCAGCATCCCGACCCTCGAGGTCGCCGCCACCCACGGTCGAGTCCACCCAGCGTTGGAACGCCTGCGGGTATTGTTCCCTAAGGTTATACCACACGTAGTCCCGCTGCATGAATGGATCCAACTCAAGGATGGAGGCGAAGGGTGGCTCCCCAACTCTGGTCTGTGCCCAGAGTCTGACACGATCGTCTGCGGTCATGACGACCGCAGGTGCGGCATGCCGCAACTCCGGCATGTCAGTGGGTAGCCACACCTCCCCTACTGAAGAGATGGACGGGCTATCAATGTCTGCTATCTCTG